TCCTTTGATGGCTTGGAAGGTCATTCCAACCTCATCATCGGAGCTAAAGGAACCTCTGTGATCTACGGTTTTCATATTGGTATGAGCCTCTTTAAACTTAGCGTAGAGGTTAGCAATGAAAGTGTTGTAGATAAAGAAACCATTTTCAGCGTACTCAACAGCTTTAACATACTTTCTATAGTTTGCAAACGCAAGATAGGAAGCAGCTGCTAGTAGAATCGATAGTATGACTATTGTTAATATCATTTGAATAAATTATTAAATGCAGCCATTAAATCCTCCTTCTGGTCTTCAGACAAGGCTGTTGTTGTTTCTACGTTGGCTTTTTTATGCTTGATAGTTGTTGCGGTAAAAGGTGATTGCGCAGCTACCCACATCTCATACTCAATACGAGCGGCTAGCTGATCAGCTTGGTGTAAAATGTATGGTAGATTTGTACGTAAGCGCGAATTAGGATCGTGACTGATATAGTAATGTCTATTACTTTCATCGTACATACCATCGTGCAATTTAATACCAAACCACTCATTCTCAGAAACAGAAATACCTCTTTCTGCTAAGAGACGTAAGCTACGGTCAGGTACAGTCATAAAAGCATTGGCGGGATTCATTTTGTAAATTTTACCTTGATTCTTGCGATGCCATTCGGAATCGTTCATAACATACATCTCAGCCTCTTCAGTACCAATCTTACCTAAATCATGGTTAAGAGCAGCAAACACCAACTCTTCCGTTGTGAAGCTCTCCGTCGAACCAAACGACTTCCATAGTTTAGCAATTTCCAAGGCACTGTCAATAACACGGATAACGTGATCAACATAACCACCAACAAAGCAATTGTGATAGTTCTCGTTACCGCTTGCAGGCATGAGCATAATACGTTCTGCGTGATCATTGTAAAGCATTTTTAAATTCTCACCCCTCTCTCCAGGAATGTAGACATCGATGTAACCAACTAGCTTGAGAAAGTTCTCTTGTAGTTGTTCAGCCGTTAGATTCTTCATAGTTGTTTTTGTAACTTTTTAATTTTAGACTCAATCTTTTTGATCTCCGTCTTTCTTGTTTGTTTTTTCAATTCCACTTTTAGCTTTTGGAGTTGTACTAATGCTTCTTGCTTTTCTCTAGCTTTTTGAGCTTTAGTTTTTTTCTCCTTAACTGCTAGTGGAGTTGGTTCTAATGTACCCTTTAGCTCAGGCTGTTCAATGCCTTTGTGGTAAACTGTACCATCTGAATATACAAAAACTTTCATGAATTTCCAACCCTTGGGGTATCCTTCTCTTCTCTGAGAGATAACAGGGGAGTCGATCTTTGTGTGAATTTCTTCACGTACACAATCAAAGCACATCTTAACAATTGTGCCTGCTGGGACATTTGGTTGAAGAGCTCCGCAATTTCGACACTCGACTACGCACATAACTTCAATCCTCTAAGTCCAAATAGTGGCGAATGGTTTCAGTTCGGTGAATAGCATATGCCAACTGTTGTTTAATAAATTCAATTGTAACGTGGGGTTTTCCACTATCAATATCTCTATAAAGGTTGAGTAAGTTGTTTTCAGCTTCTGTTGCTGCCTTCTCCATAACCTGCTTGTTTCTCATATTAGTTTAATGTTACTGGGGGTATTGTGAAATTTGTATTAAATAGTACGCTGTGTACCAATTTACCATTAAACTTATGTTTAGTACGATAGTATGGTATGTCGCCGTTAACGTTGTGCGCAGCTACTACTGCAGTATCAATCAGCGGTTTTTTGCGTGAGATGATCATCATGTAGCAATCGTAGGTCAGGTAGTAAATTCTATTATCCTCGAGTTGCATATTGTATAGCTGATCAAAGAAGCCATACATATTACCAACTACGTAATAAACTTGCTGACGTTCATTTCGATCAAAAACAAATGTGTTGTTTGCTGGATTTAAGGCAATCTCAGACACTATACGAGCTCGAGCATCGATCATCTCAGACTTAGCGTTTGCTAAGAATTGGTTAGTGACTAAGGTTGCAAAGCAGCTCATCTCTTTGTCTTATTGATGTTTATTGTCGATTCGTAGTATTTCGTCAACGCATCGATCTTAATCTCAAGATCTTTTTTTCTCTCTCTTAACTCATTACTCTCAAACTTTTCTCTAAAGTATAAGACTGTAATCAGTACATTTGCTATCAAGCTAATTGTTGCTATAGTAACCATATTTACTTATTATTATTTATTATATATAGAAGTTATACCTAAAAAACCAGAAAGTCAACAGCATTACATCTTTCCAAACAAACTTTTTGCCTGTATTTCATTGACCTTGTCTTGTATTTCCTGCAACCATTGCAGGATTTGCCTAATCTTCTTCATTGTACCAATTTTTATTATTATTGCGTTTTTGTTGCTTTTGCTTCTTAGTATCTTGTGTTCGCGGACGGAAACGTCCATCGTAAAAGCCGTCATCCAATGCCCTTTCACGATTTTTTGATTTAGCCATATTAAACAGTTTTTTATTCATATACCCATCTGACTATTAGCAGCCATATTGTCATAACCACGAAGGTGACAATAAACACGCTCACTTCCTCATCCACAGGAAACTTTTGCTTAAAGAACAATTTACCTATTAGACGGGATATAACCGTGTAAAATAAAACCTCTAGGAGAAATATCATATCAATTGTAAAACGATAATTACCACCGCTAAAAACAAGCTTACACCAGACTTAGCTGTCATACCTTCACCCAGTAATGTACTTGTAAGTATAGTAAATACAAACATACCGATTGCAAATGCCATAAATCTACCAGGCCAAAGCTTACCATCCATTCCTTCATAAGCGTAGTCGCTAGCTAGCATAAGTAAATAGCTAATTGGGACGCCAACCAAGCTTACTAAAAAGGTATGGTTTTTTACCCAGGGCCACACAAATTGGCCATTTATTTGCAACCAAGCGAGTGTTTGTGCAGCTAAGAAAAGTGTTATAGATATTAGTATTAGCATCTTAGTCGAGAAATTTTGTGTTTGGTTTGGGGTAAGCCATTTTAGCTTGCCTAGCTTCTTTTTTACGCTGTTTTTTAATTGCTTCATTTAATTCTGTAATCTGTATTACGCGTGGCTTTTTTACTCGGCCAAGGTGTAAATAGTTAGTTCCTTTGTAGTAAACTGGGCCGTTATACTCTTCTCCTTGTACACGTCTTGGTCCCTTAAAAGCACGGAAGGTGTCACAAGTTACGCGACACCAACCAAGACCTTCCCAGAAGATTTCCAAACACTTTTCAGTTGGGAAATCGTAAATTTGCTTTTGTAATCTACTCATTTGCAGATAATATGTTTAAATGTTCTACATCGTCCAAACTCATCATCCATACCATATCCCCATACCCATTCATCACCAATCTCGAATACCGATATAAGATCTTTGGCTCGTGGATCGTTGATGTATGGAGTATCCTTTCTCTTCAAGAGCACTACTGGCATCACAGCTTTCGCACCCAAAGAAAAGCAAGTCTTAACTAGGAAATCCATAGTGTGACCACTATCTAAAATATCATCAAAGATCATTACAGCACGATTAGCTATGTAGTCGGGCTTAGGCATTTTGTACGCATTGATTGCCTTTCTTTCTGTACCTTCATAACTTGATACGCCTACGTAATCTACTTGTGGATTCCAAGCAAAGTTCTTAGAAAGGTCTACAAAAAAGTTTGTTGCTCCTTGTAGTACTGGAAGGCAAACTGGATCGTGCATGTCGGGATCCGTATCTACGATTGTGTTAAGCTTGACTGCTTTGCTAAACAAAGCTTCTTGAATGTGGCTGTTTGAGTATAGTGTTTTCATACTTAAACATACGACTAAAAAAACGATTTAGCAACTCTTAACGAGTTAAAGTGTAGATACCAGATATAGCCAGAGTTAAGGTAGACGTGCCCAGACCAATAGCCCATCTTCGCCACCTCACCTTGCGATCCGTTTCAATTACTAACAGATTTTTAGTTTGCACATGAGTATCGTATTCTACTCTATAACGACTCTCCCAATCACGAGCTGCTTGTTCTAATAGTTGGTAGTTGTTGAATAGCTTATCGTATGCTTGACGCTCGCGAGCTAGCTGCCTATCAGCACTGTCTGCATACACAACCCACATTTTATTTTCAATCTGACAAGACTCCAACTGCTTTAGCTTGGTTAGCAAAGCTAATTCCTGATTGGATTTAAAAAAGATTCCGGTATCTTTCTCAAATACTATGCGTTTAGGGGTTAAAAGTTGCCCACAGACTGTCACGCTGATCAACAGAGTAACTACTAATGTTGTTAATTTCTTTAGCATTTTTTATTTTAATATACTCAATTTCTGTTCTAATATTAGCGCGCGCACTATCGTAATCATGTCGCGACTTGATTAAGTCTGAGTGTAATTTGTCTACGACCTGTTCAAGACTATCTATTCGATTATCCTCAATCGGCGGTTGAATCACAACCTCGGGTTTACGAGTCAAGACACCGACCCAAATAGCAAATACTATTGATAATATCCAAGGTAGTATCTGTAACCAATAACGTTTAATAAACAATTGCAACATGCTTTTTTAAATAAGTATCACTTCCTCCACTGAGTTCGAAACTTCCACACCTTTCTTTCGTATAATCTTTCTGAAGGCAATTTTTTAACCTTCATAGTGCTTCTAAAGTCCCAAAAGGCTTTATCACTCATTCCATACTGCTTAACAAACTCACGATATTTTTTATATTCTCGATCAGACATAGCTGCCATAATTATCCCAAAATCGTCAGTCGTCATGTAGTGGTGTGATAGGTCCATAACGTATACGGTACTATCGTCTGGGTATTGGGTGTAAATAAGACTAGGTCCTAGTGCCCATACCCACAAACTATCTTGTAAAGAGGTGTATTGCGCATTAAGACTATCTTTATTGATTTCAATATAAACAACCCTTTCGTTATACTTTGTGATGGTGTCTACCTGAGTTTTAATAACCACTTCCTGTTTTAGGATGGTATCAATTTGCGTTTGTATGATTACCTTTTGCTTAGTGATAGTATCATGTTGCGTTTTAATGGTAGCCTTTAGAGCGTTAAGCTCAGCCTCTATTTCCTTATACTTCTTGTTGATTAAATCAGCCTGGTCAGTAGTCATTACGACAATCTTTGTCGTACCATCTTCATCAACTGTTGTGTAGGGGTATTTTTTAATCTCCGATTGGGACAGTAAGTTCCCAAGACTGCTTATCGCGAGCAATGCGAGCAGAATCAGCTTTTTCATAGGTTTCAACAGCGGTTTCCAAGACTTCAACCTTCTCATTCAATTGCTTGTTTTCGTGAGTTAGGGTTTCGTTTTGTTTTGTTAATGTTGTGTTTTTTTCTTCCAACGTAACGTTTTCTTTCACAACCTCGACATGCCCGTTTCCAGCCATACCTATGTTTAATACAACCAGTCCTACAACCGATATTAAAACTGCATATAGTATTAGTGTTTGTTTTCTCACTTCCTACCTTTGCTTAGTAAAATGATTTCACGCAAGTCTTTTAACGCTTGCGTGTTGTTATCTAAAGCGCTTTGGACTTTTCCTGCATCGTTGCGTACATAATCATTCACTTCTTTTTGCAGGTCCTCAACCTTCTTTTTCAAAGCATCTTCAGACGCTATCTGTCGCTTAAGCATAAACCATAGTACAGCACCTAAGCCTAGTACAATAACACCTAAGGCACCGTATTGGGTTAATGTTTCAAATACACCAAAAGATGGTGCTGCTTGTAGTACTACCATTAGTCTTTCTCTTCTAATTTACGACGTAAACGATCCTGTTCTTCCATGTTTCTCTTAATGAAAAACCATGCTAACGCTCCAAGAGCTAATGCAGCAATGCCTAATGCTCCGTAGTTAGCTAATTGCTCAAATACCCCAAAATTAGGTACTTGCGTTGTCTGTGCTTGTAGTAGTGTCATATTGTGTGTGTTTTTTATTGATAAGGTATACCTTCTCCATCGTCAATAGTCAGTCTCGGATATAGAAGTGAATATTGCTCTATACTTCTGTTAATACGCTCTAGTAGAGCCAACTCATTTGGCAGATCCGCATTAGTAGCATATCGAATACCAGGAACAATTGTACAAGCTTGGAACTCTAATAGCCGTGTTACAATGCTCGCTGCACGAGAAGGTTCGTATGGTTCGACTTGCTCAAGAGTGATTGTGGTTGCTGCTGCAAGCAATGCTTCATACGACTCTTTTGCGGCAACATAGGTACTATAAGCTGTGTCAACCTCTGCTTTAGCAGTTACGACATCTACAGTTGCAGACACAGCCTTGACTGTCACATCTCGTAAATTGTAATCACTAAATCCTCCCAATCCGTCGTCTGTAAGCCTGACAGTGTAGCGAAGATTAACTGGCAAATAGGTAGTGGTGCTGATTATTTGCTGTGCCGAGGTTATGGTAGCTGTGTACTCATACTTTAACGCGACTCCAGCACTACTCAAATCAAATGATAGTAATCCATCCCTATCTGAGGTAGCTTCTACTATGTGGCGTATGCCAACAAACATATTATCTGTCAACGTAAGGGTAGCGGTCAACTCCTCAATAGGAGTAGAACCATCAGACGTTACGGTTAACAGAATTTGACTTGCCATTACTTGATATCAGAAGATTCTAGAAGCGTATATGAGAATGAATTTCCATGAATATCACGAGACTTTCTACAGATAGCCATAAACTCATTAAAGTCTTTAACACGCTTGAATACTTGACATCCTTCTGACCAGTTCTCCACATAAGCGGATTCGGTAGTTGGATTAGAGCGGTGAATGTTGATTCCAAATACGCCTTCTTGAATAGTTACCTCATCAAAAGACATATCCTTGTTCTTGTCTCTCCAAACCTTAACTGGAGTATTTTGGCCTAGTGCTTCGTACTTACCTTGGTGCAATCTGATGATATGCGACTTACGATACTGGCCAGGTACTAGACGAGCAACACCATTTGGATTGTGATACTCCTTCACAGCCTTTGTACCAGGATCGGTAGTAATAGCCCAACTATGGAACTTCCATACGCCACCTTCTTTATACGAAAGTGTCATCCAGTCATCAAAGACGTTAGTTACCTTTTTACCGGTAGATGAATTACGGATTCCTACGATGTTAACGTCAAATCCTTTGTTTGCAGTATCTTCAAACCAAACATATCCTTTGGCTTTTACAGCTGCTTCTACTTGTTCTCTTGTAAAACTCATATATTATCCCTTTTAGGATAAATATCCTGAGTTAGTAGTATTCTACCTGCAAATCTTCGTAAGCTTGCTGATATGCAAAACTCTTTCTCATACCACCATCAATCAGCTTTTTTGCGTAGTTATGCACCTCGATTCCAAGCCCTTTTTCATAGGCTTTCCATAGGATTTCTTCAATAAGTTCGTCGTTTGAAATGCTCATAGATAGTAGGGTTTAGTGACTATAAATATACGCAAAATGCGGGAAATTTAACACAAAGATAATATGAAAAATTTAGGTTATGAACAAGTTATGAACCGGTTTTTTTAGCCAAAATCCTACGTCAAATATACCGCAGACAAGGGGGCTGTAAAATCGATTTTAAGCGTGTTTTTCTTCGTTTTAAACGACTCATTTTTTTCGCATAGAACTTGGCTCATTTTGGCCAAAAAACGCCTGTAAAACCGGGCTAATTGAGTTTTAGAACTGCTTGATTATCAGTTAGTTAGTGAACGTAAACTGCGGGATTGCTGGTGAAAAATAGGCGTTAAAACCCGCACTATGAGTGGGATTTAGGCGCTTGGTTTGAACCAATTACTGCACCATTTAGAAGGGTCTTTTATCGCATTTCCTGCGTCGTCTAACAGCTCCTCAGTCCCCTTATATTTCACGTAATCTTCGTTATTACACATATGCTTGCCATCTTCTGTTTTGTAGTAGAATTTACAAACGTGACAGCCAAATCCAACTGGTGAGTACATATACGGAACGTACTGCTCCTTCTCTTCTTTTAAAATACTTTTAAGCTTTATCATAGTATCTTTACTTCTGGTTCTGGTAGCGTTAAGTCGATATCGTACATTGCTATTGGCACATTGCTACCATCCTTTTCTAACCAAACAATAATATGTTTAGCATTAGTGAGACGCTTTGGTTCTGAATAAGCATCAAAATTCCAATCATCTCTACTCAACCGAATGTACTTATTGACATCTGGATCCAACTTCCCTCTACGCTTACCTTGAACATTTCCTTTTAAGGCATCCACAATGATTTTTGGATCAGCCTCCTCAGCTAAGGCATCTAACACTTCAAGGAATGTACGCTCATTGTAATGACTGCTCTCTATAGCAACATAGTAACACTCTTTTGGATTCAGTGAGTTAATTTTATTACTGTACTTGGCAATCCAAGGTGCAATAGTGTTACTGGCAAAGAAGTTCTCTATCACATCGTTTGGGATAGCCATATCGTACACGCTCGTGTTTTTATTAACGATAGGAAAGTCGCCAACAATAACTCCTGAATACTTTGCTGCAGCCCTAATCTGAGTGTCCCACATAGCAAACGATCCTTCGTACAAGGTACTATCGGATATGATTGCTTTACGAGCTTCTAAGAACATTAAGTACATTATCTTTCCTTCACCACCTCCTCGAACAGAAGGAATCATCTCAGACAAATGAACGTGCCATGGTGCTACACCAAAGTACTCCTTGTAAGCTTTATACGAAGAAGGCCCAGCCTTAATCATTCCAAGTATCTGCCCATTAGCTTCATCAACCAACACATGATTGTAGAGGTAATCTTTATAGGCATAAAGGACGTAGCCATCTTTCTTGATCACAGCTCTCATAAGCATCTCACGATCAGGCTTATGCTTCCATAACCAATAATAAGCCTCAGGCGCTCCAGCCTTTATGGAGTTGTATATTGATCTTGCATCTTCATTACTTGACTCGTATCCAATATCACTATCGTCTAAGAATTTCTTGAACGCATCAACATCAACACCCCACCAATCGATAATGGCACCAATGCTGATTGTATTTGTTACACCACCCATGTGACCTTTTTCGGGTGTAAGCTCTTGAACGAGCCCTTCAAAAATAGAACGGAATGTGATCATGTATATAAATAGGTTGCAAAAAGGAAAAGCCCC